CCATATCTTCTCTTGGAACATGTTTAGTTAAATCCATGTCAGCATGTCCAGCACTATAAAGGCTCCACTTGTATGGAAACAATGCTTGTTGCTTGTTAAGCCAGTTCATACTTTCCATAGTAGGTATTGCTTTAGGTAGTCTGTCACCGACAACACTTTTTACTTTATCAGGAAAACGTTCATTGCCAATATAAGTTGCATAGAACCCACTCAGAGCCGGCAAGAATATTGCATAGTCTTTCTGCTTCTGTGTTAGGTTATCTTGCTCTACCATGTACTCTACTTCTGCTGTGCAGGAAGGATATAATCATATACTGCTAAACCACTATCAACAGTAATCATACTTGCGCCTTCATCACTAAAGTGCATTTTACTATCACCTGCAAGACTTAGAATACTAATTACTTGCTGAATAGGCCAATGCCATCCGTGCTTTAAACTTCCAGTAATATCATGTTGGAAAGTAAAGTCACCGGCATGTGTACTATGATCACCAAAGAAGAACTTTAAGTGTCCGTCATCAGTTTTAGCAATAAACGTTGTTTCTTCACTGTGTACTTGTGCTTGCATTTTTAAACGTGCAATACTTGCTACACTTGGCTCGATCTCTACGTTCCAGTTAACACCTTTAAACTTTACAGTTTTAAGTTTGTCGTTAATAACTTCACTTGTCATAAAGCGATAATCGTTTTTAAAGTCGCCTCTTGTATTTTCAAAGTGCAAGCCGACTGGTACAGTTTCACCGTTACGATCTTGTGTATTAATAGCAATCTTTGCATCTTCCTTGTACTCAGGAATGTTAAGCAAAATATGTAGTTTGCTAAGATTAGGCATACCAAACGTACCAATAAACTCTGCTATTGGGCTTTTAAATTTACCTTTAACAATAACACTTCTATCTTCGGCTAATCCTTCGATAGTAGTTTCACTGTCTGTACCAGATACCTTAACTAAGTCAATAAAGCCTAGGCTATGTGTATGTTGTACAATGTCTTGTAGAAAGTCTTTCATTAATTTACTCCTAATGTGTATATTTGATTATATTTAGATTCTGTGTAAAAGTCAACCACTATTTCTGTCTTTTTATTCAAAACTAAACAAATCATTGAAAGTAGTCTGGTTGTTAGTATCAAGTGTTAAATCCCACTCCAATACATTTAGTAAGTTTTCCAACTTACCATCGATCACTGTGTTTTCCATTGCGTGATCATCAAATGGTAATTCTTTAAACCATTTTGGCAAGTGTGTTTCATCTGTTGGATAAGCAACACTTGTATAGCCTAACGGATTAGGTTTTAGTTTACAAACAATAACTTTCTGGCCATCTACTATTTCTGTACTGTACCTGTCACTGTTCATCTTTCGCAAACGATTCCAGTTAATACTTGCTCTAACATGTCCTGGCATATTTGCTTTGCCTTGACGCTCTTCTAGTGCAGTAAACTTTGTCATATTGTTTGCACGTTTTGGCGATCCTTTTTCCCAACCGGCTCTAATACTAAAGCCTTCTTTGAACGTTTTAATCTTATCGAGTACTGTTTCTCTTTGATCGCCTGTTAGTACTCCTGTTAAAATGTTACTAAGGAAATCTTGTACTATCTTAGGCGTATCACTACGTTTCAAGTCCAAGCCCATTACTTTCATCTTACCCGGACTTCCGCCTGTGTCTGATCTGTAACCTTCTGTGTCATACACTAATAGTGCATAACGTTTCTTTGTAATAAACAAGCCTTTAGTTGCAACAACTTCTCTACCACCTTTAATAATTTTACCATTCTCTCTAGGAACATTAAATGCTTGTTTCATAAAATTTGGAAAACTTTCATTCAAGTTATCTGAAATTTGATCATACAATTTAATTGCAATCTCTTTGTTCCATTCAATCTCACCTTTTTCAACTTGTTCCTTAATAACTGGCCAAGCACTGAAGTAAGCAGAGTCTGTGTCACCATATACAATAGCATCACCTAAGTGATTGTACTCACCTGTAATTGCTTCATTAACAAATGCGTCCATGTGCTTTGCAATACTTCGACCACATAGTGTTGTTGATTGTCCAATACGTTTGTCAAAGAATCTACAACCTGGATTAAGAATAGCACCATACAAACTGTTTAAGTTAATCTTCTTAACTAACTGTCGTTTATCATAAAACTCTTTTTCTTTATCGTCTTTTGCGTTCTTCATGAGCTTTTGTATCTCTTGACGTTCAGCATACCAACGTTCTAGTAAGCCCGGAACAATACCTTGTATCTCACTGTTAAAGATTGTACCATTAGCACTTAGTATCCAAGGGTTGCCACTTAGGAACACCATCTTATAAATGTCTGCACCTGTTAGTATATTTTCACTACCATCTTCCCATTCAACTACAATCTCAGTTACTTTGTCTTGGGCCATAACCATTTGGTATTCTTTACTACCAAACTCGCCTTCCCATGCTTCAGCAAAACTTTTCTTGTCTGCCATGCGTTCTTTTATATGTGCTTCTGTGTAGTCCTGTCTTAGTTGTCCTACAATAGTTTCGTTACCCATATTCAATGCTCTAATAGCACTAGGATACAAACTGTTAATATCAATAGCACCAATCCAGTCATGCATACCTTTTTTAGGATATGCTACATAAGCACCAGCCGCTTGTGTGTTACCTAGCTCATCTCTACTCTTACGACTTGGAACAACTAAGCCACGTTCGTGTGCTTCGTTAATAATTGCTTGTTCTGTAACTGCTACTGCACCCATTGTCGTTTGTAGTAACACAGTATTAGCATGTCCAAGTTCGTTTGCAAGAGCAAGGAACTTTAGTTTCTTATCTAGTTTGTCTAGTAGTGCAACATCTTGTCTACTATAGTCTAGAAACTTTTCAAAGTCATTGTTGTATAATTGATCTAGTGTTCCAGTGTATTGAATCTTGCGTTCATCTAACTCATATTCACCTATAGCATCTAAACTGTAACTATGCATTTCATGATATGTATACTTCCTGTACAGTTGCATATAATCCATATGCACTCTGCCAATAGTATCAAATGTAACGTTCTCTGCACCAAAACGTTCAAATGTACGTTTCTTAGGATACTGGTTCCATAAACAAAAACGTCTTGTATCATCTTTGCTTAGTACACGTTTTACTCTGTTAACAAGGTAAGGAATATCATATCCTTCACTGTTCCAACCACTTAGTATGTCTGCATCATCAATAACATCTAAGAACGCATCAAGCATCTCTGCTTCAGTTTCACATAGTATAGTGTTCTCAAACTTGTTACAAATTAATGTTGCATCTTCTTTAGTAGTACCCTTTGGCTTAACACATAATGTTATCATTTGCTCCATCCACTGCAAGTATATACTAATAGCAGTTACAGGATTAAACGGATCTTCAGGTGGACTGAATCCTCTTTCCTTGTCGAAGTCTGTCTCAATATCAAAGAATGCAGTCTGTAGTTGAGGTGCATCTTGTCCAAGATAGTTTTCTTCTAAACAACGAAATACAGGATTAATATCACTTTCGTATTGTTTAACAGTATTGTTTAATTTAAGTTCTTTGCGGAAGTCTCGCATTGTGCGACATTGTATTCTACTAACTGGATTACCATAAATGCTTTTGTGCTTACCTTTGGCATCGTCATAGTAAAATACATATTTGGCGGCAAAGTCTTTATACTCTCTTTTGCCTTCTGAGTTTCGTTCTACAACGTAGATACGATCTTTATCTCTGTCGAATAAAGCATCAACGTACATTTCTTCTCCTGTTGTTAATGGCCAACTGTGCCGTGTGTCTTGTCGTTAAGGTGACGAACCTATTGATTAAGTTATATAATAGCATAACTTTTTGAGAATGTAAAGAGTTTATTTACTTACTTCTTCCCAATGAGCTTGTTGTACTTGTTGTTTCAAGTCATCAACTTCGACGATACGATGAAACGCTGCAGTTCTGGCGTTTAAAGTTTTAATCATTTCCATATGTGCTTCTGCTTCTTGGATTGTATCAAACACTTTAATTACAACCGGATCTTCGATCTTTGGCTCGTATTCAATTCCGTACTTCATTTAAGTAACCTGTATTGCAATGTAAATGCATAGAGCCAAGATAACCAACTTGCCCCAATCTAAGTCAAAGTCTGTACCTTCGCCAAACCTCTTTTTAAATTCGCTAACTTTCATTTTACGTTCTCCTTATAGTGTTTACTATCTCTCGCTCCATCGAAGACACAAACAAAATACATTTCGTCTGCTCCTGCATGTACACGATGAAATACTCCATCTTCAATTAATACAACATCACCTGGCTTTACTCTTAAAGTTTTAATATTATCTTTTTGTGCTAGTTCCATTGTACCTGTACCATTAATAAAATAGTACACTTCTTCTTGCCCAACGTGTGCATGACCCGAAGTACTCTTTCCTGGGTTTAGTCTTGTACTACTTAATACTAGGTTGTTAAGTACTTTGTTATCAACAACTGTATAACGATCGTCTTGCTTAACAACGTCGCCACCAATATCTGCGATGTTTACTTTCATTTACGTTTCCTATAATACTGAACAATCCCAAATATGCTAATAGCTGCCCAGAATATCTCAAGGGTGATATTAGCAAGAACAGGTTTAAAGTATAAGTTAACAAATAACAGTAATGCTACCATTAAGTTATTAAAACTATACCAAAATCCTTTTGGATCGATCTTGTCTGCTTGTAATAACAGGTAAGTGCCTACTAATAGTAATACACCTGCATTACCAAATATATCACTCCAGTGTAATGTATAATAATCTACCATAGTCTTAATGCTACTCCGATACCGAGTACGTTAACAAAAACAAAGTATATTGTAATCATCATTACCCATGCCGCACCTCTACGGTAACTAGCATATGCCTGTGTTATTGCACCAATAAGAAATCCTGGATATACCAACAACATATCTGGCGCATCGGCTCTTATAGCCAATAGCATACTAGCCTGAACTGTAAATATAAAACTTACAAGTTCAAACCAAAATGCTACGTTATCGCTGGTATAACTGTCTATCCAAAACTTTTTAATCTTAACTACCAATTACTGTTTTCCAGTAGTTGTTAAAATGTTTTCTAGTACTGAGTAATCATCAGTTGCTTCTGCAAAGTTTCCTTTGTGTGCTACTTTGATTGCTTTCTTTAGTACTGCTGGCTTAATTTGCATTTCTTCTGCAACTGCCTTGACGGTATCATTAAGTCCTGCACTAAGGTCTTCGACCTCTTGCATCACTGTCATGCCTTCATTAATGATTGTGATTAGTTTTGCTTTTTCTTCACTGCTGAAGACTTTGTCTGCACTCATCGATTGTTCCTTCATTCAACTATAATATAACTGTATTATATGCTATTATGAAGGGTTTGTCAACCTAAACTTTTGCTTTTGTTAAACTTAATTGTGCAAATACTTCTGATGGTCTTGCACTACTTGGTACTAGACTTATACTAAAACCTGAAAAATGTCCTGCTTCTGCCATTTTAACAAACTCGTCGCCTGTGTTGACCATTACATATTTTAACATAGGAAAGTTAATACTAAGTAATCCATCCCATCCATAACTTGCTTTGTAACTGTCAAAGTTTGCTTTACCATACATTCTTTCTGCTACAACAGGATCGTCTTGCATTAGTGCGTTTACAAATGCAGTCGGGTCTTTGTGTACTTGACTAAACCATTTTGTAAGCATGTCCTGTCTTTGCTTTTTCTTTTCTGGATCGCTTAATGGTAAATCTAGTGCAATGTACGCCACGGCTCTTTTTAATCCAAGACCTTTACTACCTTGTTCGAAGTGTTGTGCTATACTTGGAAGAGCACTCCAATATTCTTTTGCTATCACATTAGTAGGGCCACCCTCGCCAAGTCGTCCACCACCTGATGTGGTTTCTGCCTTAACTTCAATACCTGTGCCATTAACTTCAATATCACCACCATCACTTTTTAATCTAATTTTATTAGATAACATAGCAAGTGCATATTCGCCTGGGCCTTTTTGTTTCTTACCTGCTCCGAGCATTGCCATTGATTGGAATATTTTTGAAGTTGTTTCGTCACCACCAAAGAAGTCTCTAACACTTCCTACACCTGGTGTAGTTAATTTTGAAGTTTCAACTACGTTACCTTTAGATAATCTGTCTAAAAATCCATTTAAACTTTTGTAATCAACGCCTGCGTGAAATATGATTTGTGTTAATGTTTTTAATAATGGTTCAATACTAAAAGTATCATCTTCTGTTGGAGGTCCAAATGCCTGTGCAACTTTACCTGATATATCTTTATCATGCAATGTTCTATAGATTCTATCAAGTAAAACCAGATCATCATCATTATCTGCTTCAAGGCCACTAACCTTAGAGATAATGGATTTCTTCATTTCATCATCTTCGAATAAAAACTCTTTTGCTCGCATTGGATAGTTCCTTAATATTCTTTACTTGTTATTTATCATTTAACTAAATCAAACGACCACGGAATATAACTTTGATAATTCAACTTCTTTACTGGTTCCATTGTTTTAATAAACTCGTGGAATAGTACTTTATCTTTTTGTACATCTTTTCTAATGCAACTACGTAGATATTGTGCATTATTCTTTCTACCCAATGCTTCCAATTTATTTGCTGATTCCTCTAATACATAATCAGGACATATATGGGCACCTAAGTACTCTTGATGAAATAACATTGTTAAACTAACCGGGTATTTCCAGTACTCAACTAAGTCTGGTAATTGATGTACATTAAAACAATGCATAACAGTTTCGATTTGTACATCATGTTGTGGGTATTGTTCTAACATCTGCATTTTGTCTGCAAACCAATTCCAATCATGTGGACTGCGTACTAGTTCATATAGTTCATGTATGCCATCTGCACTCATCATAAACTTTACACGATGGTCTTCTAATAGTTTTAAATCTTCTTGTGTAAAACTGCCATTTGTTGTTATTTTTAACAGTATGTGTTGTTGTCTGTTTGCTTGTTTAATAATGTCAAGTATTTTAACAAAGTATTCTTTGTCCATAAACACTTCGCCACCGTCAACATATAATTGTTCTATATTGTTTATGTGACTGGCTATATCTTGTAGTTGCTCGTCGCCCAATCCTTTAAACTTTATAGTGCCTAGTGTTTTTTCAGTATAAGGTTGTTGGACAATTTTATCCTTCATCCAAACATTGTCTGGATCGCTTTTAATAATTTTTTGATATTCTCTGCCAATTAAATGACTTCTATAAGGTCTACAAATATTACAAGTTTTGTTACACAAATTACTGTAAGTAATGTGCATTCTTGACAACACAGGGTTTTCAACATCTGCCTTATCTGTGTTACGCATACTACTTCCGCTCATGCGTTCTTCTTCATAACAACGATTACAACCTGCTACTGGTTGATCTGCTAACATTTTAGTTCTTACGTCAGCCAACCATTCACTGTTCCAATATTCACTTGCACTTAAATTGCGTGGATCGTCAGGACCACGAAAAGTACAACAAGGAGCAGTTCTGCCGTTTGAATCCCAATGTATGCCATTAAATGCAAATTTACAATATGTACTATTCACTAAACTTTGATATCCTGTCTTGATGTCTGCCAGCTTCAAAGTCTGTAATTAAAAACTTTTTAAGTATTTCTACTGCAAGATTATGATCAGTAATACGTCCACCCATACAGAGTATATTGCAGTTTCCATGTGAACGTGCAAGTTCGCCCATGTTTACATCTGTGCATAAAGCCGCTCTTATATTTCTGTGTTTGTTTGCACACATTGCCATACCTTGCCCTGTACCACAAAGTAACACACCAGAATCATAACCGTTGTGTTGTACATAATGTACAACTTTGTCTGCATAGT